ATCCAACCCAACCATCCTGATCCCAAATTTGAACAAATTCACTTGTATTGGAAGTAAATCTTTGACCAAGAAACGCGACAACAACATCGCCACTTAAAACATTATTAAGGGCAACTGTTGAACCTGTAACTCCAGCGGTCACAGCTTTTGGAGCACCAGATATATTTGCTGATGCGTCTGTTGATGTAATGCCCGTCACGTGACCAAAACCATCTAAGGTGATGTCTTGAATATAAGTCGATCCACTATTGTTAACACTGCTTTGTGATGAAGTGTCTTGGTGATCTATCGTAATTGTTTGATCTGAGGATTGGTTGATTGTAAACGAACCGCCCGTACTCATACCATTACCAGCCGAAACTGTAATTGTTGAATTGTTAGCCCCAGCAATAGTTGTCGCAATGTATGTTGCAATGTCTGCCAATGAAACTTGTTTCATCGTACCGCCATCATTGAAAACTATGCTATCTGTTCCTTCAACTGTCGTAGAAACCGCTGAAGTGTCACCATCTAAAATATTTAATTCTGCCCCAGTGACAGTTATTACCGTACCACCAATTTTGAAAGCACCTTGCTCTAAATCAGGAGTAGCTAATTGTCCCGCTGTTCCGTTAACAGAGTTTACAATAACGTCTAGTGCGTCATTTATCTGTTGACCCCACGTGTCCTGAGAACCGCCAACAGTAGGCTTAGAAATCGAAATCGCCATGTTAATCTCCTATTTTTTGCAACATAACATGTTTACTTATTTTCGTCTATAAAGGTGCATTTATTTCAGTCCAAACTTCATCTAGTATTGTTATTTCCATGTATGGGAACCTTGCTTGCCCAACATCTGGATTACCCATATCCACGTTTGCAGAAGCAAAATTATATTTTTGCGACAAGGAAGTTAAGTCTGTAAACGGATCATTTGTGTTTACGTCTTGCGTTTGTAATACGTGTAACTGAGTAATCGCAGTAGTAGCTATGCTGACATTTCCAGCATCTGTATTGTTGCCTAAAAATGGGTAATGAATAGCAGCCGTAGAAAGACCACAAACGGGATTTTGTGTGTCAACATTGTTACCACTCATATTATGAACCTGACCAATGGTTGTTTGATCAACTGTTGGATTTTGCGTGTTTACATTATCAGTGAGTAGCAACTGGCCTTGGATGAATGTTGCGTCATCTATTCTGACAGTTCCTGTAAAAACATTAGGCGCAGAAAATGTCTCATCTTCAAACATACTTAAATTTGCTACAGAGGCCGCTGTACCGTTGTAAACCATAGTTATGTTGTGAATTTGGCTAATGGCTGTTGTGTCAACTACTGGAGCTTGTGTGGCAATGTCAGGCGCATCCAAGGGTATGCCGCTACTACCAATGTCGGCAAAAGCTGCGCTTGCTATAGGACTTGATGAGGGCATCTTTTATCCTTCCTTATTTAACCCATGCCAAAATATTTTTTTATAACCATCGTAAAGCCTTGTTGCTAGTTTGGTATTAGCTTTTTTCAATTTTTTTGCGTCTGTCACTTCACATTTTACAGAGTATTTTTCTCTCTTGAATGGTATCACTTGAACCAAAGGAGTGCCTTTTTCTATCAAATATTCACCATCCCCGCCCGTAAAAATAAACGGAAAATTTACATGTGTATAATATGTATCAGTATCAACAATACCGTCAAAAAGTTTAAACCTTCCCTCTAAATGATTTAGTGGAGAGGTAAAAAGACAACTGTAGCCCTTTTTTGTTTCTACAATCCAAGGATTTGACCATTTTAATAAAGTCTGACCGTATGGTAAATGTGCATATGGATGATTTGGAGCCTGTCTATAATCGTGGCCCCCCAAACTTTCTTGCAAAGGTAAAAGTTCTGGAAATTCTATTCTAAGTTTACCGTTTTTTGCTTTTATCATGACATCAGTCCACATTGGAATGATAAAGCCATTACGCATAGCGTCTTTCATTGGCACACATTGCTTAGAAGTAAATGAAGCTTGAGTGTGTTCCGCACCTTCAATTCTTGGGGCTAATTTTTTAAAATAATCTGGAAACAGTTTGTGGCTTGGTACAGGATGAGGGAAAGCTTCTAATAGATCCTCACTTTCAACGGAAAATTTTATGATATTTTTCATTAGCTCTTCATTATAAATGCTAACGTAAAATATACTGGCGTGATATTTACCGCTGTACCAGATCCAGTAGACCCCGTGTTACCACTAACATTATGTGTATGGTTTCCTGAGTTACCTGTATTTGCGTTAAAGTTGTGACTGTGGCTGCCAGAACCACCTGTATTTGTATTAGTTCCACCACCAGCACCAGCCGAACCAGTATTGTTCGATTTCATTGCAATTCTTTGGTTGTAGGCTCTGCTAGTTGAAAGGTTACCAAAATATATGGGGTTTTGGTTGGTGTAGTTTTGAGGTGAACCGTAAGCAACTCTATAATGTGAGTGCGTGTGGTTGCTACCAGCCTGAGTGTAAGAGTGCGTGTGGTTGCCAACATTACCAGTGTTAGCATTGAAGTTATGGCTGTGATCTCCAGCACCGCCAGTAGCAAAGTTTCCACTATCGTGTGTGTGTGATGGCAAATTTCCAGATGCTAACGTAACTGTATTTGAACCACCTGTACTGTTTGTGTTGGTTCCAGCACTTCTTCCTAATATAAATTTATCAGTTAAATTTGGCGTTCCATTGTTACCATCGCATAGAACAAAACCTGAAGGTATATTTGCTTCAGTACCACTCCACATAACGATAAGACCAGATGGGATCGTGGAGCCACCATCTATTGTTATACTCCCACTTGTTGCTGAAATATCATTTGTTTCGTGATTGATTGTTATTGACATTAGACCGCTGTTGCTCCTGAGAAATCTGATTGAGCCATCGCCCAAGTGTAACATTTAGCTAGAAAATTATCGCCCGATTTAGCTTCGACATCAGCGGCTGGCGCATCCATAAATTTAAGTTGCATATACTCAGTACCTGACCCATCATCCGAGAAAGTTGGATTGTTTATGCCGTAAATCCTAAACATAATTTTAACATTAAATTTTGGATCTGTGTCTTGGGTTCTTTCGTAGCTACAAGCAGCTATTTGATAATATGCATTCTCATGCAAAAATCCCATTTCATTTTCTGTAGCCGTAAAGTTTTTTTGAATTGCCATATTTTAACTCCTATGCGTAAGTCAGTTCACTTGTTCTAATGTTTGCCATCCACCTTATGTTGTGTGATGCTTCACCAGTGACAGTAAGCTTCAATGCATTATTGGTATTGTCGGCTGATATAGCTAGAACCCAACCAGATGAATTATGTTGAACAGACAAAGCACTGTTGCCCAAAGTCGTTGTTCCACCATCGTTAATGAGCAAACCCTCAACTCTCCATCCAGCAAAAGCTTGTGCACCATTTTGCAAACCAACTACAGTTCCATCAAATGTTATAGCTGTATCTGAGGCCGCATTGATTTGATTGGAGCTACTTGCCGCTGCACCATCTAATGTAAGATCTGTGGCTGTAGCGTCAGTAGTCGCGCATTTGAGTACATATGACCCACCAATGTGATTGGCGTCGCTTTTAATTTTGGCTACCGTACCAGTACTATCTAAAACTATTGCTTTGCTTGCTGGGAGCGTAACGAAAATATCTTTTTCGCCAGATGTCCAGTTTACAGCGGCATCACTGTTGCTGCTTTCGATGATGGTTGTTCTGGCAAGTGTCGTACCAGAGGCCGTGTAAGTTCCTATACCGACTTCGTAGTCTGTTCCATCGGTACAGGCATAATAGGTTGTATTGCCATTTCCAACCGCTGCAAACGATTGAAAGCCATCTTTAGCACCAGCTAATGTGTAAGTTCCTGTACCAGTGCTTGTAGTCGTTTCTTGTATTCTATCAGCTACAATTAGTGCCATAAGTAAACCTCTACGTCATTAAGTTATGAAGGATCTGGGATACCTACGTCTAAGCTTGCCAATGAAAATGTGTTTCCTGTTGTCACTGATTGTGAAGCGGTCAAAGCTCCAGCCACTAACAATCTACTATTACTTGTATCCACAATCGCGTAATGAGTAGCGTTGCCTGTACCTGTAACCGAACCATCACTGATTGCCGACATAGTGACTTTACGTCCTCCGCCCGTCCTGTCAGCGGGGGCTGATATTGCTACACTAGATGATGAACCCAATGTATAAGTCGATGTTGCTTCAGCATAAGTAGTTGCTTCTTGTGAATTTATGTGGACGGCATTCGCCTCTGTGTCCAAAATTGTCAATCCGTTATCAAGGACCCTGTCTGCTATACTTGCCATTATCCATAACTCCTTATTTTAATTCTGCGCCCAGCGGCACTGGTTTTAGATCTGTCACTTTCTGTATTAATATCATTTATTGCCTTTTCATACAAGGCTGCCCACACTTGGATACGATTATCTTCCTGTAGGAATGGCGCACTGTGCATTAAGCTGCCATACAAATATGCATCTGGATAATTTGACAACATCCAATTTGATGCATTGCCACTGTTGAGTGCGTCTATTTTTTCGTAGTAGAGCAACTCTAAAGTGTAGGTTGTGTCTGGGGCTGGGAAAACCTCGATAGAGCTATCAAGTATCGAATAGTTGATTGGCCTACCCACAGAGCTATTAGCTTCTCGTAACTTAGAGATTTCTAAGGCACTTACCTGTTCTAATGTTGATATATCAGCGGCTGTTATCACAAACCTGATTGGTTGCAGAAAATCTGTGGGTAGTTGAGTGTACTGCGTATCTAACTCAGCCGTAGCCCGTTTTTCCATCCTATAGTGGCGAACCTCTCTATTCATTTGAGTTTCAGCCAAAGTAATAAAATCTGGTATCTGTGATGTTAAGTCATCACGATTTAAAGTATCTGCTATAGATGCTTTGAGCTCGTCGTAAGTAGTTAGTGCCATCTATCTGCCCCTGTCACTTAATAAACCTAAATTTCTTCTTTGAAGGGACGTCAAGTTTTCAAACTCGTCTAACGCACCTCGTAGGCGGCTGGAGATAGGTGATCCACCACCAGATTGTACTGTCCCTCTATTTCCTCGTCGGTTATTTTGTCCAGAGGCTTTCTGTCCATCAGACGATCTAGCGCCTTGTCTAGATGTACCTCTTGCCTTGGCGACAACGCCTCTAGTTGTTCCTGACCCAAAGCCTTCGAAACCTTTTTCGAAAACTCGTTGACTTGCATTTCTTCGTTGTTCATCTGTTCCCTTCCATTTCATCAAAACAACGTCTGGGAAGCCTTGACTTTCGTCCCAGCCCTCAGACCGCCATTGGCGTAGTAAATCGTCGTAAGCTTTTTGCCCACGATCTTCAATATAAAATTCCTTGCTGAATGGTACACGTTTTATCTCTTCAAATCCATACCCACCGTACAAATTATTTAAAAAACCGTCTGGGTGTGCTTTTGAGGGCACTGCAAACGCATTTAGCACTGTAGCCCCATCTTCTATGGCTTTTCCTAGTATAGATGGCCCTGCAATGCCCTTTGCGCCTCTTTCATTGTTAATTACTCCCACCAAATCAACCTCATTGGGCCCAAGCTCTGGAATTGGTTTGCCGTCGTTCATCCACGTATAATCAGGATTTTTCTTTAAACTAAAGTAAATATCACCACCACCTAGCTGTTGTGTAACCAAATCACCTGACTTTTTCCCAGCATTTATGTCAGCCGCTGTATATGGCTCTAATGATGGGTAGGATGGATTTCTTTTAAGAGCTCTTTCATAATCTACTGATGATACACCACCTTGATTTTTCGGCGTTAATGATGTTGACCACTGTCCATTTAGCGCGGCATCAATCATTTTGGCTTGTGAAGGATT